TTAACTGATTTCTCCCCACAAGTCACCTAATATCTGATTAGGTGGCGCAGAACCATTCCATGTTCTAATAGGCAAGTAATAACGTTGCCCCTCCCATGTATATCCTACCCAAACATGACCATCTTGTAACATAACCTCATCGTAATCACAATATCCGCCTGGTTGGAATTGGTAAGCTTCCGGACATGATAAGAATGGCCCCACTTTTCTTACAGTGATTGGTTGATTACCGTTTGTGAATCTAGCACTTTCTTCCATGTAGTAAGTACCATATTTATTACGTTTCCATGCACTCGCAACTGGTTTAACTGTATTACTTGAAGCGCTTGACTCGTTTGAGACAGTGGCAACCGGTATTTTACCGTCCATGTACGCCCTAATCTGCTTGATAAAGTAGTCTTTAAGTTGTAGTCGTTTATCTTCTGGCAATAGACCACGAGTTACTGGGTCAAAACCAGTGTGCAATACTGAGCTTCTATGTGGACATGATGTTGAAGTAAATTCATTGTGCAATCTGATTGTGTTTCTGTTTGCTGGTAATCCCCACTTTTTTAATAACCTAGCACATTCTTGGAAAGTTGTCTGTTCGTTTTTTAAGAATGTCGCATTATCTGCACCCATTGATTGACACACTTCAATACCGTAATAATGTTTATTTCCTTCTTGATTAGCTGTATGCCAACCTACTTGTGATTCGTCTAAGGCTTGCCAAACTGTGTTACCCGAAACATAACTATGTGCAATACCTAATTCAAGCCTTGATAAAGGTGCGTTAACTAATCCGTTGCGATATGCTTCTGCTGTTGCTCCTTTGCTTCCTGCGTCGTTATGAATAACTATACCTTTAGGGTTACCACCACGCTTAGGTAGGTCATAGCCTTTAACCACATCTTTGATGATTTTAAGTTCTACCGTTTTAGGTTGTGACGTAGTTGTTTCCTTTTTAGGTGCTTGTGTAGGAGATTGAACTGATCGTGGAGCTGTCTCACTTTTGAAGTTAGGACGGATAAACCACATAGGGAAGTCATAAGCGTGTTTTCGTCTTGTAACTTTTTCCCAACCAGAGCCAGGTTGTTGTATACCGTCTGTCCAGCCACCGCCGAGCCAATTCTGCTCATATACAATGATATAATCTAAAGTTGCTTCGATAACCCATGCAACGTGACCATATCCAGCACCGTAATTACTACCAAATACAACCATGTCTCCAGGTTGCGCTAAGAAGTCCGGTGTGTTTTGATATACAGTAGCTAGTCCGTCAAAATTATTGGCGAATGGAATATCTTTTGCACCTACACCTTTTAGGAGTAATCCGAACAAAACTTTCCAGCCAGCATTGGCATAGTCAAAGCATTGAAATCCATACCAAAGGTCGATATTAAATTGTTTTCCCTCAGATGTTTTCAACCACTCTATAAACTCTTTTTTAGTTAATTTTGCTTGCATTGTCGCCACCTCCATGATGATACTCGTTCACGTCAAAACCAACTTCATTAGAGGCGTCTGTAAACGGCTGTGATGTATCATATTCTTTCGGTGCTTTTGTACTTAATTCTGGTGTTAAACTACTGTCTTGAGACGTTTTCCACGTAACCTGTTGTTCTTCTTTGCTACTATCTCTAGGCGCTTGATATGTCTGTGCTATAGATGAATCGGCAACACCTTTTGACGTTGGGTCGGTAATAACGCCAATACCTGTAAGTAGCGTGAGGATTGCGCCTATAATCGCGCTAGCTTGATTTAATTGAGTTGATAAATCGAATCCGAATAAGTCTGTAATTTGCTTGATAAATAACAACAATGCACCAACTAAACCTGTTAATACTGCTTTATTTTTAAATCTTAATTTCCAGTTAATATCCATTTGTTTGCTCCTTTTATCCAAAATAAAAAGCCAACCTCGAAAGGTTAGCTTTAAATTAGATTCTTAATAATCTGTCGTATATTACATTTGAAATTGCGTATCCACCTATTTTGTTAGGATGCACACCGTCGGAATACATTAATTCATTTGTTTTAGTTAAATCAAAATTACCTAAGTTTCTGTATAGACTCACATGTCCTATTTTTAATTCTTTGGCTATATCACACTGTTTATTACTGTAATCTTCGATTGTGTGCAATGTGCCTGTGTATTTATTGCCACTTGGTGCAATTAAGAAGATGCTAGCATTTGGTTTCGCTTGTTTAATCCTCGAAATGATTTCTTTCATATCTCTTTCATAATCTGAAATAGGAACATTGCCGACCATGTCATTCGTTCCAAGCAAAATGCCAAAAGTATTAGCTTTACAACGTTTCAATTGTTTAATGTAGTTATCCCTATCTGTACTAGCGACATGAGAAGCTCTCAAACCACCGTTTCCAACTTTATGGATAACCACGCCTTTATTACCTTTATATGCGTATGAGCCTAAGAATGTTACTGTTCCACTCACAATTTCGATGTTGATTGTGTGTTTGCCTAAGCTAGTTGTTATTGGTGTAACTTCTTGTGATGTTGCATCAATATTTACCCATTCATTACCGTCGATGTTGTAGCGCCATTGACCTGTGTTAAGTGTATGAACTTCGTAATAGTCAACGTCTTCGGCAAAAGTAACTTTGATGCTGTCGCCTGTTGTACTACTTTCAATCATAGCGCTGTCTATTCCTTTAGACTGCGAAATATTACCTAATCCCTCATCGTACTGCGTCCAGTTGCCTGTTGTGCTAACAGTTACAGAACCATTTCCAACGTGATTATTAGCTAATCCGACAAACCCTATACCAGCATCGCCATACAATTTTGTCATTCTGTCTCTTAATGGTAATGTTAAACGATCTCCCGCTTTGAATTCGCCACCTTGTACCCAGCTATCGCCAATGATAGCTATTTCAGTCCTAGTATTTGCATTTGGGTCGAAAAGTTTACTTATTTCAGCGGTATATGTTTGTAAGTTACATTTACCGTAACTGTCTGGGTATTCTTTATCTTTATTAGCTAAAAAGCTTGATACCTCTAAATATTTACTAGGTATATAGCGTTTGTACTCTATAAAATTCGATGGCAGACTGTCGCCTTTTACAATCATTGTTCCGTTGGTTGCGCTAGTTGTTGCAGACATTCTTATAAAAATAGCATTACTAGGAACTGTAATTGTATTTGTTGATGTCGTGTTAGTTTTGATAAAGTTTTTGTTTGTATCATAAAAAGCGTATAAGTTGTTAGTATTATTTTTAGATAGAGATGTAGCACCTGTAATATCAATAAAATTACTTGATACGTAATTCGAATTTGTACTTAGCGCGCCTGTTGTGGGGTTAACATAAACGCCAGCGGTAGTATCACTAGGGTTAAATAAATTCGACGAACTTTCTGAAAAACTCAACTTATCAATTGAAATCGTGTTGTTTTTAACATTTTCATTTACTACACTTTCGGATTTTAAATTGATGTCTAATTGAGGTAAGTTTAATTTGAAAGGTTCATACCCAGTGTATTTATCGTTTTTTTCGATTTGATACACTTTGTAATTATATGTGTCTACACCCTCTTTAATACTTGTTGCTTTAATGTAGTATGCGTTTGTAGGTGTGGCAAAAGTCCTAGCGCCTTTTGGATTTGTGACTCGCGCTAATCCGGATATAAACGTTTTGTTGATATCGTAAAAAGCGATTGGATCTGCATAATTTTGCGTGTATACCGTATTAGGAGCTACCGGCAAAAATTTACTTGTTACATAATAAGCGCTATCACTTACTATTCCTGTTGTGTTGCTAACAATCCTACCTACTTCAATATCGGTAGTATCAAAAATATTCTTACCAGTTTTGATAAAATCCGTTTTGTTATAAGTAACGGCGTTATCTTTAATAATGTTTTCGCCAGCTTCTCCCTTTAACTCATTTCGTTGTTCTTGAGTTAAATTTTCAAACCTTATAACACCCTCAGCACCTCGTTCGCCCGCTTCTCCTTTTTCCCCACGTTCTCCACGCTCGCCCTTAAACTTGTCTGCATTGTCAGCGATGTATTGTTTAGCAGTTGTGTTTAACGTTTCTTTGAAGTCGTCTCCTAGTAACTCGCTAGCGCTTGTACGGATAATTCTTTTTACAGTGTCCTCAACTAATGTGATAGACACTTCTCTTTGCACTGCGTTATCTATGCCACTATCGATAATATAGAAATGGAAGTTTGCGACGTGTATTCTTTCGTGGTCATTCTCTAAAAACAACTTACAACGCACCATACCGACGTGTTTAATAACGTTTTTGGGTATCTTGTAGGTAAGGAACCCTTTTACATTATCGTCGATTAAAACGGGCTCATTTTTGAATATAGAGCCGTCTTCCAAGAACAGATGTAACTTAGGTGTCAAATTGCTTTCTTTGAAGTCGATTCTACCTTTTTCATCGTTGATACCGATTCTGACATAAGCTGTGTTTTCGTCTTCCGTGTAGAAGCGACAACCTATGTCGCCGATATCAACTGTTTTTTTATTTATTCGCGTTTCAATGTCTTGTATTTTGTACATTTACACACCTCTTTATTTATATTTGTCCCTTGTGAAGTAGATACCTTTTAAGCCGATTTGTTTATATAGCTTAGCGATTGTACTTGCTTGATGTTGACACCACTCTATAGCAGTAGCGTATTGGTGCGTAGCTGGATTTTTGGGATTCCATCTGATTCTGTACAATGTGTTTTGGCCTTTGTTGATGTAATCCTTTCTAACGAAGCTAGCACCGCCCATGATTGCTTTTGCTGGAGATGTCCAACCTTTATTCTTAGCAAACGTCATTGCGTAGTTAGGATTGTTGTCGTAAGCGCCAATGCCGAAGTAGTTGTATACTCCATCTTTTCCGTTAGCGAAGTTACTTGTTCCATATCCACTTTCTAAGAAAGCATGCGCGATTAAATAAATTTCATTAATGTTGTGCTTTTTACAAGCTTCTGAGAACGCTTTACCTTGATTATTCAAAGTCCCCTTACCTTTAAGTATCTTATTAAGTGCGCTAACTGAAACACCTTGATACTTACCTAAATTAAGCATTTGGTAGCATTGTGTGTTACTTTCCCATATACGCTTAACATTCATTGCTGAGCTCGTTTGTGCTCGTGTAGCGTTAGCCCAGCCCCAAGCATTAGATTTTTTCGGGTTACCTCTTGCCATTTGTTTATCCAGTGCTTGTTTGAATGTATAAGGGCTCGTTTCAGTTATAATCTGCGGTTGTTTAGATGCCGAGCCATTGTTAGCTGTTGGTGATGAGTCTCTTACATTCGCTATATCAGCGTTTTTATTATCTACCATAACTTTTAATCTAGATTTTGTTACCGTTGGTTTAGTTATAGAATTTAATAATTTTTCTCTGTTTTTAAATATATTAAGTAATGCCTTTTCTAATGCTTCGTATTTATCTTTAGGGGGAACACCGTTGTCAATCATATTCCAATTAACATGTTCCAACATCGAACGCCAAATGCTGTCGTCTACTTTTAAATTTTCAATACTTAGAGGTATCTCATATTTGATCATCATATCTACAGCTACAACCATTGCGTGAATCTCGTTAAAAATAAATTCGTTTTTACTCGCACTATAATCTTCACATACGTCTATAACTATATAATCAGCTTCATTAGGAACTTCAAATACGGCTCTTCTAGGAGCCCAAATATTATGTCTATCAACATAAAAGTGTGGATATTCTACATCTTGCTTATATTTCTTTCTACTGTTATATAAACTTTCTACCGAGCTCATTGTTTGAGCGTTTCTAATCATTATTCCTTTTGGTTTTTCGAGTCGTCGATTACCCTCTACTATAAAGTGATGAATATATTCTGGATAATTAACTTCTTGGCTAGAAATTGTGTACTTTATAGTTGTTACATCTTTCCAAATCGGAACTTTTTTATTATTTTTTTCATTATTATAACTATCATCTTCCGGTTTAGGTGCCGGTGTAGATTTCTCTGGATGATATGGTGGTCTAACAAAATATTTAACCCCTCCACCTGGTCCATCATGATAAGAGTGTTTAATTTTATACGGCGGACTTCCTGTTGCGTTATTTGTATACCAGTTTTGATCTACGCCATACCAATAATCTTTAGTACATGGTCCCGCTACTATATTTACATGACCTGCCCAACCGCCAGTCCAAACACCCCAGTCGCCAGGTTGTGGTATAAAATCTTTTGTGTTTTTAATTATCTTGAAATCTCTACCTCTATAATTGGATTTTTGAGCCATAGCATCAGCATTTCCCCACGTTCTAAACCCCCAATATTTATCGAGTAAATAATTAGGTAAGTCCCAGCATTGCGCCCCCATTCCAGAACCAGGTACATCAATAGCTATTTTGTTTTTAGCGATATATAACGCCCATTCAACCACTTCACTAGCTGTGGGCTTTCTATTTTTCGGATTAGGTAATCCCATGTATGCACCTCATTTCAATCAAAATAAAAAGCCAGTGCCGAAGCACTGACTCTTAACTGTTATTTACATTTACCAAACCAGAAGCACGCCCAGAAGCTATATCCTAGAATCCCTTTAAGCATGGTAATCACCTCCTTTAAATACCAAAAATAGTTCTTAGTAAAGCTATGACAATCGTACTGAAGATAGTCCCTATCAAACCGAGAATCCACATTTTCATATCGCGTATATTTTTGTCGTTTTCTTTCTTATTTTTTTCGTCTATCTGTCTTTCCTTCTGGATAGCATCTAAAGTTTTATCTAATTTAATGTTAACTTGCTCTTGAGTTTTTTGACCTAATTTAATCTCATTGAGAGTGCTAAGCATTGTTTTATCATTCTCTTCTAATCTTCTAATCCGCCATTCATGTTCGTGCCGTTTGGTAAAGCCAAACATTACGCCACCTACTTTGTGTTAAATTAAAAAGCCTCAAGCATTACACCTGTGACTTTTCATCTTTTGCCTCTGGATATTTTTCACCAGTGATCAATGCATATTCTTCTTTGTCGATTACACCCATGTCTACGTACCACTTAATTTGCTCGTTTTTGTAACAACCCCACACATAAAAAGTTTTGATATCTTTAAAAGTTGGATAAATCATCTTCATCATTTAAACATCCCCCTCAGTATTAATTTTATTAGTTTTAAGTTCAGTCAACTGTTGTGTTAACTTAGCGTTTTGTTGAGTTAATTGCATCGTTAACATGTTTACTTGTGCCACCTGCATTTGCATACTCGCAACCATTCTTCGAAGTTCCTCATCACTTAAATCTGATGCACTTTGTTGGCTTGATGCATTCGGTACGTCTTCTTTTTCGAAATTGCTATTGTATTTAATTTCGCCGTTAGTGAAAACAAACTTTCTAGGTTCGAACTCTTCTTTAAATTTGATAGGCACATTGTTATCATCTACATCTAAGCTATTGCGTAATCCGCCAGTATTAACGTATCCGACAACCTCGTTTTTATCGTTTACTGTGATTTTCATTATTTCCACCCCTCAATACGTTTAATAGTAATTTTGTTTGCATTTGCACCAGAACCTGCGCTTCTACCGATGTCGTATAGGATATCAACGTCGATTCTGAATGTAGTATTGCTAGTTTTAGAAACAGAACATTCATATAAGCCACCACCGTTGCCATCACTATCAACTAGATTTGTTTTAGATATTACTATGGAATTTGGCATAGATGTTAAACTGACTTCTGCAAAAGTGCCTCCAGGATAAGTACCTGATATTACTAAAAGAGAATAGTTTTGATATGATTCAGTTAAGTTAAGTGTTGTACCAACCCCGTTAGCCGCGCCATCAAATAAAACCGCTTTTTTATACTCATTTGGTACAGTCCATTGTGAGTCTAATCGACCATTTATGATTGATCGTGTATAAACTTTTTTTGAGTTTGCAGGCGTAAAGTTGAAAAATTTGTTTGTTTCATCTTTAACGAACACAGATAAATACCCCTCATAACTTTCAACGCCACTTGGTAAATCCGGCACTCTGGTTGCATAGTAATTACCAGCAATTAAAGATCCCAAATCGCCTTGCGCATTATTCAAGTTAACTTGTATTGATTGACCGTTTGCCTCTGTCATCTTATGTTGTTGCCAGCTCGTTGTTCCGAATTTATCATCTACATACTGCTTAGCTTGATTTAAAGCATTGTTAGAAGTTTCTTCAACAAATTTCTTCGTTAATTCTTCGTCAACTTTTTTATAGAACTGATACCATGTGCCACCGATTTTATATTTTGTGTACTCATCATTTGAATCGTCTGGATACCATGTTGCACGTGCCGTACTATCATCAACAACATAGACAACTAACAAGCCTGATTTCCCTAAAGTATTCGTAGTTGCTGAAACTTCAGAACCATCATCAACGCCATCTTCTTTAGGCGTCTCTAAAGTGCCTATATCTTTAAATGTTGGCGCATCTGTTGCGCTAGTGATATGAATAATCCTAGATGTATTAATTGCGCTTAAAACGCTATCTATGGACTGTTCAGACGATTCAATTGCTTTGCCATAATCATCAGTAATTTTAGACTTTTGCCAATTAACTGTTGAGTTGCCTTTGACGAGGTCGGCGCCATTAATTTGTTGCTCAACTTCATTGACACGCGCAAATATCGTTTGCTCCTTTTCAACTATTTTATTGAATTCAGCTGTAACAGCTTGTGTTGCACTAGTTTGCGTCGCAGTAATAGCTTGTATAGCTTCGTTTTGCTTGATTTCGATTTGTTGAATGCCTTTTGTCGCACTATCATTCACTTTTGCTATTAACGTTTGTGTATCAGCCATATTTTGCTTTAATTGGTTAAAGTCTTTACCGACAACTTCGATAGTATCTTGAATAGATTTGATATAAACAAGCTTTGTTATGCCATCAAACCCACTAACTAAATCATTTTCAATATTGAAGCTAAATTGACGTTCAACAACAACATTATTACTCCCGTTTTGTGTAAAGAATGCCTGAGCATGCACCTTACCCGAATGTTTTAAAAATTCATTCGGTATCACATACTGCAAACGCCCATTAATTGCGTCTACTATCGTTAATTCGTCTGAAATATAAGCGCCTCTATCTACGTTATAATCATCGGTTTTTAACACGATAGATGTTTTAACATGTTCAGAACTTATAGATAACGGTCTGTTATTCTTAGTTACTGCAAAATTTAAAACACCAGTTCCTCTATCTGATTCATAGAAACTGATGTTTGTGTCAATAACTGGATTATATTGTGATGTTGTTTGTAACTCGATTAAGTTATCATCTTTCGAAAAATTATCTACCACCATTACTTAACCTCCTCGCCTTTTATAATGCTCCAACCGCTATTGCCACCAGTTCCAAAGTTTCTAACTAAAAATTGATGCGCAGATGCAAAGTTGTTACGTCTTAACACTTGTGTTGTGTTGCCTGGTGTGTTTGATTTTACCTCTAACACCCAACCTGCAATTCCTTTATAGTCTTTCGGGAAGTCGGTAAAGCGTTTTGATTCTTCAGCCGTGATATAGAAGTCTAAGCCGACGATTTTTAAATCAGAAAGTTTTGTGATGCTCTTAGGTATATGTTCCCAATATCCAGCACTCTGTGGGTTAAAGTTCCATGAGCCGTTGTTTTTCTTGTTAAAGATGTCGATAACACGTTCAAATTTGAGCATATTTCTACCCGTACTGTTTCTAGTAAGCACCTGTCTTACCGCACCGTTATAATGTCCAGGTAGTACATCGAAGAACCAACCTGCATCTCTGAATTCTTTAGGTAATGGGAAATCTAGGGCATTTTGAGTATCTTGAGAGTATAAGTAGTAGTTACCAATCTCAGTGACATCACTTAGATACGCTGGGTTTTGTACTGGTAATGGTTTAACACGTCCACCTGAATCAGTCATTGATACTTGAGGTGCGATGTTTTTTAAGAATTGGTTAACACCTCTTTGACCGATAGAATAGATTGAGTGATGTCTGTTGTTACCCGGTCCAATAGTTACCCCTATTAAAAGTGCTTTACGTCCTGTTTCTAGATCGTAATACATATCTAGACCCTCAGCTTCTTGGAAGTCTCCTTTAAAGTTATTATTCACACCGCCAATATCGATACGTCGTTTAAATAACAATTCTTTTGTTTTTATATCGAAACCTTGTAAGTAGTTAGGGTTGGCTGTATTCGAATCACCTGTATACCAATATAAGATACCTGCATCATAAGTGATACCTTGCATAGGTTGTGTATCTGAAGTGTATTCCATAGGTATATCCATTTGATACAATACTTTGTCTATACCTTTATCAATATCGTCAGCACTTCTTACTTCAATGAAATTCAATGAATTCTTAGCTTGTCTTTCAGAAGCTTTATATTCACGTCTGAAAATCATTAAATTTTCTATAGGATTATAAATCGCTGACGTATATCTGTCGTTAAATATATTCGGCATGACATCTTGCATTTCATTACCATAAGTTATTTCTCCAGTTCTATATTGGAAACGTACAAACTTGTTGTTTTTGTTACTGTCCAATACAGCTGAATAAATCCATAATTCTCCATCAATGTATCTATACGCATTGTGTGTACCGTGACCGCCGTTTTTAACAAGCAATCTATCAATAAATTGTCCGTTGGGCTTCAATCTAGATAACATGTAATGATTACCTGGACGAGCTTGCGTCATATAAATAATTTTCGTTCTAGGGTCTACCCAAAATGATTGCATTACTGCGTTAGTATATGGCGATAAATCTGTGATGAATTCCGGTTCTTGCTCTTTTGGTTCGAATCGGTATTCTGTAGCTCGATATTCTTTATAGTTTTCATCTACAGCTTTCTCAACCTTTTTAGTGAAAGCATCTAGTGTTGAATAATCATGATACAAACGATCTTGCAATGTCTTATGAACATAACCAGTATTATCAACACGCGCGTCTTTTACTTCGTTGATACCGTCGCCGTTATGACCTAGTACCATATTGCTGAAACGGCCGTTTAGATACGTTAAAAAATCAGAGACGCTACTTGTGACATTTAAATGCTCATACTTTATTTGCTCTCCATTATGTGCAAATACCTCTTTATTTCTATGGTATTCAAGAGAGAAATTAAAATCAGTCAGCATGTCTGAAATAAGCTTGAAATTATACTCATTTTCATCTACATATCTGTAATCGAAAACTCTACTTAAGTCTGTAATTAATTTGTTATCCATGTCTTCCTCCTTTTCTATCCGTAAAACTGGTAATAATTTTTAATAAGTTCGTACATAATAACTTCATGACCCCTCTCGTTCGGATGCAATCCGTCTGGCATACTTGATTTTCTGAACGCTGGATTATATGGCTTAAAATAATCTGTATGATAGGCATCATATACTGGTACATCCAATTCACTACAAGCCAATATCTGAGCGTTGACATAATCCTCTAACGTTAACCCTAATTTGTTTTTATCAGTATCTTTACGACGTATCGTTGTGCCACTCATAGGACATTGTCTAGTAGCTGTCATTACAAGTATTTTTGAAGTTGGATTATTTTTCCGAATAACTTCAATTGCAGAACAAAAGGCACCATAAAACGTTTTAGTATCCGTTTTATCAGTGCCTATCGGTACGCCTGCCCAATAACCATGTAACCAGTCATCATCTGTACCTTGTAATATGATTAGGTCTCCTCTTATTTGCTCTGCTTGTCTATAAATGCTGTTTTCTACCGCTTCTTTACCTATTGGAACTGTTGCCATTGTAGCGCCACCTCTTGCAAGGTTTGTTGTTTTGGCTTTTAATTTATTGCCTAACATTTCAGTGAAATTTGCTTTCGCATGTGATCCTCTAGCTACAGAATCGCCAATCGTTCCAATTGTTTTTACATCTTTAATGTTTGATTTATCTATAAAATCATGAACGATAGTGCCGTCAGATGTAGTCACAGTTTTAGAGCTTACCTTCTGTTGTTTATCTTCAATCAAATCAGTTCTACTCATCAAATCGAGTGTTGATTTAGCTATTGACGCTACTTTAGACTTCAAGTTTTCTGCCGCTTTACTAGGATTAGAAAGGTTAACATCATTTAATCCAGAAACATAGTTAGCTGCAGTATTAACTTTTTTCATATATCGTTGTTCTCGATTAAACTCACCAAGCGTTACATCTTGCTTAACAATTACATTGTTTATACCCCTAATCGTTTTAACTTGTACTATACGGACTAAATCATTCAAACCTAGTTTGGTAGATTTTATTTGTACTATGTCTCCGGGTTGTGGGTCTGCTTCTGGATATGATTCTCTTAACACCAAAAAGTCCAAAGACAAAGATTGTTTTAACGACTTTTTCAATCTCGATTGTAATTCTTTATCCATAGTTTCTTGGTCAGTCACTTTACCATCTTTAAATGGTTCTGCGTGGATGTCGCCGTATATTTCAGCTAACGCACTTCTAGCTTCCATTACGAGCCCAGCGTGTTCGAATGTTTCTTCTCCTGAATAATTACCATATCCTCTAATGAAGGTGGCGAAATCACTTGCATCTTCCTCGAGTTTTATAGCGTTGGCGTTGACTTCGTCAGAAATAAAATAAGACGCTTTTTGATTTGCAAAAGGCGTCAATACAAACTTATATCTGTCTTTCTTTTTGTCATACGTTATTTTATATTCTAAACCGAAATGTTCTAATCCCTTTTTAAACATTTCTAACCTTGTATCGCCTTCGCCACCATTTTCAAACTTCGAAGACTTAACCTTACCTTCGACTTCAAAAAGCATTCCAGTACCTTGAAACACAATGTTAAAATATCTTTCTACTGTAAAAGATCCTGTTACATTAACATAAATCCTATCAATCATTAACTTGTCTATAGGAATCTCTCTAGCAGTACATTCAACCAGTTGTCTGTCGCCTTCTGATTTCCTATCAATGACAGTTATTACATATTCTTTCTTGTCGTTTTCACCTTCGACATGACTAACAATCCATCTTTTCCCTATAGCGTTAATAACTTCATAAGTATATTTGTTTTCTAGAATATCAAAAGTTAATACACCGTCAGCGTTAACTTTTTTTACTAAAGTTGTTTCTACTGGTACAGGTGCGCCATTACCTTTAGGTGGTTTAATAGTTATTGTCATTCTGACACCTACTTATAATAAAATTTCAAATCAAACTGAACTTTTTGTACCGTTTGATTAAACTCAAATTTATTAGCTCCGTATTTAAATTTTGGTTGGGCTATATTCGTTTCGGTACTTATTTCAACACCGTTTTTATAAACTCGGAAGCTATCATAAACAATTCTGTCTCCAGCTTTTAGTTTGATCCCTTCGATTTTCATTATTTCAGCATGCGTTAAATTCCATACAAACGATTCTGTATCTTCGCCTAAAATAATTGTTATCTTTTTATACATGTTGAATTGGTCGTTAGGAGCACTACCATGATAGTAAACTGTACCTTTGCTCAAATTTTCAAATGTATACTTTCTTTTGTCTCCGCCTGCATGCCAATCAATATTAAAATCAAACGACCACAATCCAACCTTTTTGTTTTCTTCTAACTCTAGGCTTGTTCCAATACTTTCACCGTATGGTAATTCTGTAGTTTCGAATTTTAGTTCAAAAGAAACTTTATTACCTTTTTGTTTAGGGTTTATAACTCCGTTAAAAATAACTTTATACTGTTTACCATTTACATAAATTTGTTGATCGTGTCTTGAATATTCATAATCCGGGAAGTTGTTTTTATCTAATTTCACGTAATCATCAGAAGTTGGTTGCGTAAACCTGTAATTCAACTCTTCTTTTCTTCTTATTTCTCGTAAATACATAGGTTCTATGTCTGTCGTTAACGAATACAACATATCTCGCATATAAGCAATGTCTGAACGATTTTTAACTTTACAAAAACAAGGAACAACTATATCTCTACTGATATAATTGCTCCCCATTAATATACGACCGTTCATATTTTCTTTGTCTTGATACTTTGTGTTGATTTGCATGCTATCAATTACTATATCGTTAACGATAAACCCGTATTCACTTAATTTGATTACAGTACCATCTTTTTTTGTTAATTCTATGTCCATTTGTAACCTCCTTTATAAGTAATACTCAGAATTGCGTTTAGCATTTCTGCCGTTAACAATACTAGTAAGCGCATCGTTATTGACATCGAATTCAACTTTAACAGTTTTCATGTTCGGTGATGTTTCAATAGAATGTGTGTGTTGTACTTGCGCATTTATATTTCCACCTAAATTACTTAAGTTTCCTGTAATACTAGAAATGTCAGGTGCGTTTAATGTAGGTTGAAATGCATCAACTACTTTATCTGCAACATTAGAAACATTACGGATAACTTTACTTGAATGATTATCTATACCTTTAACGAAACCTAGCATTGAATACATACCAACATCCATGAATTCACGTGAAGGTGAGTGAATACCCAAAGCACTTTTAGCTGCATCTAAAGCTTTCTTAGCAACATTTTTAGCTGCATCTACTAATTGACCAGCCATTTGTCCAATACCTCTAATTAAACCACGGATCATATCAGCACCTGCAGACACAAAATCTCCTATAAAGCTTTTTATTTTATTTACTGCATTTGTCATACCTTGACTAACTTTGTTTACAACATTAACGAATCCTTGAATAACTCTATTAACAAAGTTAATTAGCGTACTTGTTATAGTAGATACCCATTGCATACCTTTAGTCACGATGAAGTTCCAAGCTTGAGACATTTTGTCCGATATAGTTGATACAACTTGTGTGAATATACTTACAACTTTATTCCAAATCGTCGTTAATATACCAGATAAGAAACTCCAAATCGTATTCCATATATTAGAAATAAAACTCCATGCCGCTTGTAACGCAGTAGATATAGCTGTAGTGATAGCGTTCCAAACCTTAGTTGCCACAGTAACTATAGTGTTCCACAACGTTTGTAAGAACGTCCAAATAGCATTCCAAATTGTCATTGCGATAGTCATGATTGTTGTAAACACAGTAGTTATTACAGTGACTAACAAATTCCAAATCGTAGTAGCGATTGTAATTATCGTGTTCCAGATTGTACTTAAGAATGTCCAAATAGCTGTCCATATCGTCATAACTATTGTCATTATCGTCGTGAAAACAGTTGTGATGATTGTAACTAAAAGGTTCCATACTGTTGTTGCAATAGCGATAATTCCATTCCATAACCCTTGTAAATAAGCGACTATTTGATTCCAAATAATCATTATAAAATTGTATACATTAGTTACTGCTGTAGTGATAGCTTTTAAAATAGCATTCCATACAACCGAAGCTACAGTTTTCAACACATTCCAAACTGTAACCATAAACGTTTTTATCGCATTCCAAGCATTTATAATAAAGTTTCTGAATCCTTCATTTTTATTCCACAATAAAACGAATATAGCTATTAATGCAGCGATTACACCAATAACTATTGTTATTGGACCACCTAAAATACCAAACACAGTTACTAGTCCTGTGATAGCATTTCTAATTAATCCAATCTTACCGAATAACAATTGGAATATAGCTGTAACTAATTTTATTGGACCTTTTAATGATGTCATTGCCTTACTTAATACTAAAGTTCCTGTTTTAGCCCAACCAAACTTAGTTACTAATGCGACTAATCTTGCTGCTAATGGCCCCAGAAAATCCATTACCGCTAATATTGGAGCAATTAAAAATCTAAATGCACCAACTAAAGTTATAATGACACCAACTAATTGTGCTGTAGCCGGATGCGCCTCAAACAAGTTAGCTATCCAACCAGTTATTGCTACTGCAACGCGTAATACTGCACTAGCTATAGGAGCCATCGCTGTTGCGAATGCAACTAATCCTCTTGCGATGTTTCCAATCAATTGCATTATTAGTGGTCCATTTGTTTGTATATAACTGACAAAGTCTTTAAAACCTTGAGATTGACCGACTTGTTCAGACCATTCTCTAAACTTAACCGTCATTTGTTCAAGAGATTGGAAGATTCCAGTTGATGATCCACTGAATGCATTCATCAAATTGTTAATTCCAACGAAAACATTTTTGAAAATATTACCAATGATAGGTAAGTTTGTTTTTGTGTATTCAATAAAACGAGTTATCGAATTTTCTCCAGCTGCACTATTAGCCCAGTTAGAGAAAGATTGACCTAATCTATCCAACCAATCAGCCGACCATTGAAACAGTGGCGCTAATTGTGTGAATACATTGACTAATCCGTCACCGAAACCGCCTGCAGCACTTAATAGCTTGTTAAATACCGAAACACCAGTTGTATTCATCATGTTGAAGAACCTTGATGCTACACCGCTATTTTGAGCCCATTTAAGTACACTTTGAGACGCCTCTTCCATTCCTCTTGAAATACCACTAAAAAACGGTTGCAAGCTCTGCATTGCTATTTTAACAGTATTTAAACCATTTGCAAGAGTTGTGAAGATAGCGGATTGATTTTGCTTTATAATATCAGTCCATGCTGACTTTACGCCATCTAAAGCTTTTTTGTATTCGTTTGTTGCTGAGCTAGCTTGTAAAGTGCCGTCACTAAGCATCTTTATAGCGCTGATAGCCATTGCGCCAAATGCTACAAAGCCAGCACCAGCTATTGCTACAGCACCACCTAAAGCAAGTACACCGCCAGTTAACACTTTGATAGCGTTTAATAGCGCAAATACTACAGGTACTACGCTCGCTATTACAGGTATTAAGATACTAAAAGATGATGTAAGTAATCCACCAACCATATTAGAACCTACAGTGCCGAACACACGAAACATATTAGCTAAATTCCCCATTTGTCTTTGGAAATTGTCGTTTGCTTTTATTATGTAGGCATAAGCTTTCTTTAAACCATTAGTATCGACATCTACCTTCGTTGTTTTTTTGTTTGGCAATGCGTCTAATGATTTTTTAAACGCATAAATAGTTGGTATAGAAAGTCCTGTATCTACATGTAGTCGAGATCTAGTTTTGTTTGGAATACTTTTAAGTTCTTCTTTAGTGCGTTTTATTTTAGAGTTAGCAACACCATTGTCCACGTCTATAATAGCTTTGGCTTTAGACCTATTTAATGCTTCAAGACTAGCTTTAGATACTTTTAACACTCGATTGAATTTACTGTTATCTGCATTGATGTCAATATTGACACGCTTCTTTTCTAGTTCGGATAACTTAGCTTCTGCTTCAGCGATATCTTTAGTCAATTTTTGTTTTTGTAATTTAATCTCTGGAGTAACTTCTTTAGAGTTTAGTTTGTCTAGTTCAAAATTCGATTCTAGTACTTTTTGTTGCAAGTCTTGTATACTAGCATCTAATTTAGCTTTTACTTTTTTGTTACTAAAGGCATCTAAAGACTTTTTAGCAACTTTGATAGTTTTTTGTAATTTTTTATCATCAGCATTTAATTCGACATCTTTAGTTTGATCTGCTACTCGTTTAAATCTTTGCACAGACTTAACCGCACTATCAATTTGCCTTTTGAATTTGGCTACACTAGCTTCAATAGTCGCTTTAATTTTATATTCCGTCACATTAACACCTCTCTTTCTATTGCTTATTAAATTCTGCTATAACTTTAAAGAATTCATTATTTTGTGGTTCGTATTCATCACGTTCGCTACTAAATCTTATATCTTTACCTTCGTTAAGCCGTTGGATATTTTCTTCATAAGGCAATACGTCGTTTGCGTTGTTAAAAACATATTCTTCTTTAGGTTTATTTTCTGTCCCAACATTTTTAGTAGCTGCAGCATCACGAATAGCAAACGCAAGTTTGTAACGTTCGAATTCTTGGGTTAGCATTTCATACTCTTTCGCATACATTCGATAGTTATATTCTGTTAATGTCATTTGCTCAATAACATTTAAATCTGTAATACCAAGTGTTGACATACAAGTGATAACGATTCTGTCGTAAGTTATTACGCTTCCGCTGGTTTCTCTTCCGCTTCCACTACTTCGACTAGGTTTCGGGTCATAGGTCGCTTTCCCAACTCCGTTAAAATATCCGAACCAAATTCTTCTAGTCCAATATTTTCTGCGATTTCATCTAGTGCTTCATCAATGTTATTAATAGTAATTGCTTGTTTTTTCAAGTGAGATGTAGCTGCAATTAAAACTTCGCCAATCACAACAGGATTTCCACTCTCTAAACCTACAGGCAACATTGATACACCTTGACCGATAGAAGCTTGCTCAACTTTTAAACCTAATCGGTTATCGATTTCTCTTAAAAATTTAAAACCAAAACTTAATTCTAATGACTTTCCGTTAATTTCTACATTCATAACTTAAAATCTCCATTCATGATTAATTTAAACAAAATAAATAGGGCTTAACGCCCTATTTTTATACCACTCCTGGTGTAACCGTTGATGAATCTACCTTAGGTTGTGGAATTGCTGTTAAATCTTCGTCAGTTAACGCATCTGCTTTTGTAGTGTCATGGAATCTGTATCCAGTCGCCTTAAGTTTCTTTGTTACAGCCTCAGGTAGTGTTGCAAATCCACGTTGGAAACGACCATTCACTCCATATTCATATTCATATTCATCAATACCGTTAGCTTCTGCTTTTAATTCAAATTTATTGTGGAAACCTTGGAAATATTTCGCTTTAAATTTAGTAGCATCTCCATTTTTGCCTGGTATTCTACTTTCAACTTCCCAAGCCTCATACAATACGCGATCTACAACTGCATCTTCAATTTCATCTGCAAAATCGTCACCATAAAACATTTTAGCAGTACCAGACATTGTTGATTCAACTGAACCACCAGTGTTATAAGACCCATCCATCGTATCCTCTGTATCTGTATCAGCTTCATGTGATAAGCCGTATTCAGTTAAAAAAAGCATTTTAGTAGCATCTACTTTTTCGCCAGCTTTTCTAAACAAAATAATACGGTCATTACTATTTTTCATATTCGCCATTCAATATTCCTCCGTTTTTTAAAATGTTTTGTAAGATATCGTTATTGATGTGTGTAGCAATTCTTGATTAGTAGTATCATCGACTAACTGTGCGATGTTAGTATCATCTTCTTCAAAGTCATAATCGTTTGTTTTAACGCTAGGTGTTAAATCATCGATACACCTTTTAACAAGTCCGTCATGATGTCCTAAATCATCGCTTACACTCCAAATATCAATAACTAAATTCGTATCGCCAGAATAACTATCAAACGTGTGCTTACTTCTATTTGACTCCGGCATTTTTATTACAAAAAAAGGATACGGAACCTCTTGTTGCATCTCTTTACGAGAAACAACAGGGAATCCATATCCTTGTATCGTTTCATACGCTTTATTATAAAGTTGTAAGTTCGGTGTCATGCTTTTATCTCCTATTCAAACAACGCTTTCAATTCTTCTACAGTTGATTTCCTAATCACTTCGTATACCGGCCACATAAAAGGTTCTGCCTCCATGTATCGAGTACCAAACTCTAAGAAACCACTATAAGCTGCATGCGATGTGATAGTGTATTGCAAATCGCCAGTTTTTTTAAATCTGATATTGCGTGATAAATTACCAGTCCAATAACCCTTATTCATTACTTCTCTAGCTTTCAATTTAGCTCGTACTACATATTCTTTGGCGTTTTCCTGTAAAATATCATCTACATCATCATCAATGTTGGTTTTCATATCGTGAAATTGGTTTAACAGTGCGTCTAATCCATCTATATTCATCAATTGACCTCTTCGATATAATATGACGTTTCGTGTCTGTATGTCCTTGTATCAACTATCTTGTAGCGAATACCATTAATTAACACGTGGCTAACAGGGGAAGATATGGATTCTTTTATCCTCAGGACACTTACATCGTTTTTTAAATCGCCAAATTCAAGTTGCTTTCTTGCTCTAGAAATAGGATTAATATTGCATGGTATCGCATCATAAGTGATTAGCGTGTTTTCTTTTTTGCTAGTTTTAGGATTGTAAGTTGCTACTTGTTCTAATTGAAAAACAGCTCTATCTTCATATCTCAAAAGAACACAGCCCTTCCTTTTTTAGTTCTCGTTCTAGCATTAAAGTAATTATCAATAATAGCTTCATACTCCTTGAAATCATTCAATTCATACGCATTGCTACGTCCGTCAACCGCTTCCGATGTCATACCTTCAGCACCAATCCTGTTGTAGCGTTTAACTGCAACCTCTTTAATCATGTAATTAAACCTTTCCGGTATTTGTTCAACCTCAATAGGTAACATTGATAACAACTGGCTTTCGCAACTTTTTATGATTTCCTCTAATTGTTCATCTTGCTTTTCATCTTTAAGACCAATACGTTTTTTTACATCAGCTAGCGTAGTCATATAATCACCTACTCTAGTGACTCAAAAGCATTGATAATTTCAGCTTTTGTTTGTTTTTCATCAACTTGTAAGCCAGCAACGCTTGCTATTTCGACAAGTTCTTTTTTGGTTAATTTGTCATTTACAATGTAAATCATTTGTTCGTTGCGTTTATTTTCAACACTAGCTAAAGCTTTGATACGTTCATCTGTAGGATTATAACCTTTGCGAGGGTAGACATGCCCTTTCATATAGACATGTCTGTTATCTTCTAAATCTGTAAAATCTACTTTAACAATTCCAATGATTTCGGGCATGTTACCACTCCTAATTATTTATTAAACTTCTCCTGGAACTGAAGCTGGTTTTTCATCAGCAGGAACTAACTTAGCAAACGCTTTATCATCAGCGATATGCAACGCTACATGCATAGTTGCACGTAATGCCACCATGTCTTGTTCAAACAAGTTTACAGGTGTTCCATCTTCATTTTTGACTGTAGATAATTGTGCAGTTTCATCGATTTTGTATTCAATTAATTGAGGGATACCGTAAATCAACTTATCGAAATCACCAGTGATTAACTCACCACGTTTTAAGTTGCTTGATTTAAGGTTAACCACAGGCAGACCGTCTAACGAATCACTGTTACGGTCATAAATACGTTCTTTCGTTTCAGGATCTACAATTTTACGTAGCAAGCTTCTGTTTTGTGTTTTTGAGATAAACGCATTTGCTTCTAATTCGTCATCTTCAAGTAATGCCTCTAAATCAATAATGTTATCTTGTGTGAAGTCACCTTTAATAACCTTATTAGTTTTTTCAATTGATTGTGCAATTGATTTACCGAATGGATTGTTACCTTGATTCAAAATACCCGCTTCATCAAACTTTTTATAGAAAGCTTCAGCAATCATAGGTTTCATTTCTTCAAAGAACTGTGAATAAGTGTAATTCAAGAATTCTTTTGTTACAGGTAAGATAACCCCTAATTTAAACGCTCTCATTGTAGCATTAACCCAAGTAGCCTTAGACGTTTCGATTTTTTGACCTTCACCTACCCAGTAAGCACCTGGTTTATCAGCCCAAAAAGTAAACTTCTTCTCAGTACCTTCCATTGGTTCGTACTTACCTAATTGCATAATTTTAGAGTTTTCCATAACCTCTTGTAAGATGGGCGTTGTGAATTCATTCATCAACGTGCCATCTTTCTTTTCGTGCATCATTACATTATCAGGGTTAAATACTTGCGGTTTAACATTGTTACTCGCAAAATGTTGCAAATTTAATTTTAATTTTTGTGTTTGTTCCATTTAAATGCCTCCGTTAATTTTTAATAATTCTTTTTTGTCTAGCTATTTCAGCTAAGTTTTGCGGTTTATTTTTAGTCGAGTGATTAAATGAATCTCCACCAGTCAATGGCGATTGTCTAGCGTTAACCTTAACCGCTTCATTAACCGCTTTTTTTACTGCATTAGAAAAAGCTTCAACATTCAATTTAGTTTGTTCAGCAGTATCTGTTACAACTAAATTAACAACCTCATCTGATGAATCAACTTCTGCTTCACTTAACATTTTTCGTGCTTCTGAACGCATTTCATTTAATTGTTTTTCTGAACGTAGTTGTTCCAACTCTTTTTCCATTTGTTCGCGTTCATATTCAGCGATTTGATCTTTGTTCATTTTTGCTAATCGTTTAGCTTCATCAACAGCTTCTTGTTTCTCTTTTTCTTTCTGCTTCATACGACGACTTAATTCTTCTTTAAGACGCTTGTTATATTCTTCTTGTAGTCTTTTTTCAATTTCTTCTTCTGAATTAGTCTTTTTGTCTTGTTTGTCTTTGCCTTCATCATCGTTGTTATCTTTTGATTTTCCATTATCTCCATCTGATTCTTCAGCAAAAAACTGTAATTTGAGTTTTAACTTCTCTTGGATATCCATAGTTTTTACACCTCATTTATTTACTCTTGATTAGTTTTAAGCCATACATGGTTCGGGCTGTAACGCTTGCACCTTTTATTGTCATAAGCATGGTTTGGACATAAAAAATAGCCAACACAATTAAGTGCTAGCTATTAAAAGAGAGGTTCATTATATTTCGATTTTTCTTTATCGGCTAATACTGCCGACCTTACACTGTCTAAGTTTGCATCAATAATAACTGTTTCGTTTCGCTTTTGTAACTCTTTACGTATACCTTTTAATTCTCTTGCTATGTCTCTAAGGTATTTGTCAGTATTACTCATATTAGTATCCTCCAAACATTTAATTTACTGTCATACAAAACTAACTTGCCTTTAAAAAACTTTACTTTTAAATCAATCACCGCTTTTCACTTTCCCTCCGAAGTATTTTGTTTTTCGTTTCTTGCTTGGTTTTTTCGGCCACATAGATTTAGGTAGTAAAGCGCAATCTGAACGACAATTGATATGCATAGGATAGAAATTAACACCAATTTTAGCGTCTTTAACTTTGAATATTTCTCCATTAAGCCCTTTGCATACTCTAGTTGTTCTATTATCGATTTTTGCAATATACATATAATATCCTTCCGGTGAAATTTCTTTCATGCTGTCAATGCTTGATTGTGCGTGAACACGTGCCGATTCCGTATAAAGCAATGATTTAATTGCTGCGGTCTTTTGTCGTGCTGTGCCTTCGAATTTATTTAAGTGCTTGCGCATATCTTTAACATATTCATTAGGATGTCGACCTCTAATAACTACATTAGCAATTATTTCTTCTACTTCTTGTTTCATTGCTTCGGTATTGGTCCATAATCGCTCTGACCAAACGACACCACGAAATTGTGTATCAACGATTGTATCTATAACTTCTTTAGCTACTTGTACACCTTCACCTAAAATACCCGCTTGATCACTGAACACACGATAAGCTGTTGATTCGAAATATTCCCTCATCGATAATTCTGTTTGAGCTGTTGCATAAGCAATTAAGAATTCTATTTGAATCTTTAACATCTGTTCTCTAGATACATACATCTTAGTGTTATACTTCTTTAATTCTTCATTTGCTCTATCGCTAAAGTCCTTGTTTTCGACCAATCTTTTTGCTTCTTCTTGAAACGCTTTTACATCGAACTCATCAATAATCTTTTGTGCTTCTTTTAATGTAACGCCTGCAAAATCTCCGTACTTAACAATAAACGCATTGATCTCTTTTTCAATGCGCTTAATCATCATATTCAATATACGTTCTATTTCTTCAGCTTTAGTTTTATCACGCTTCAACTCATTCTCGATTGCTTTGCGTCCGCGTTCTTCCCAATATTCTTGAGTGTTTTTGTTAGGCAATTACAATCATTCCTTTTTATCAACAGAATCTTTTGTGTTATTGTCTTGTTCATCGTCATTGATGTCTCTAGGGTCTTGATACATACCCTTTTCTTCTTTTTTTATCGCTTTCTTTTCATCTTCTTGAATTTTCTTAACTTCTAATTCAGGGTCTTGGAAGAATGAGAATAGAGACATTAAAGTTGTTTGACTAATCTTCCCGCCAGAATCAATATAAGCTTTTAATTCTTCGATTAATGATTTAGGTAAGTTTCTATTGTATACGTACCTAACAGTATTAAAATCTTTGTTAGCGTCAATCGACCGTGTATTTTTAAGTATTGTCTCTAACAACTTAGCACGACGTCTTAACCCTTTAGTAAACAATCCTTCTTTAGTTTTAGTACGTTGTTCTAATCCGAACAATTTATATTTCATTGCCTCGCCCGATTGAGTGCCACTAAAGTTGTCATCTTTCATGTTAGGCGTGTTGGTAAACATGTGTATATCACTGTTCAAACGGTCTTTATAAGCTTCGGTACCTTGTACATCGTATTGCTTATAAATATAACCACCGTCAACTGAACCTTCTGTTTCTCTACCTTCGCTATCAGCATAAACAGTCGGTTCTAAAAACAACACGTTAGCTTCCTTTTGTTTTCTAACTTCTACGGGATCTAAATTCAAATTACCTTTAATAAGTAGCATAGCGTCATTTAAATCACTCATATAGTTAGCTGTATCTGATTCGGCATTATCATACAAATCAATTAAAGTGATTACTTTCTCGTAATCTCCTTTTCTTCTTTCGTTGTTACTGAACTCTGTAATAGGCATACGTTCAAATGAGTGGGATTCAAAACTGTTTTCACGTGTTGCCAACTTCCAACCATTCGCCCTACTAGTAAGATATCTATAAACACCGTGTGAAGTGAATAAATCAACTGTAAACACTTCGTCTTCATCAGTCTTGTCTATTGGTTTAGTTCTTAAATATCTAACGCCTGCGATACTATTACGTTCAATCGTATTGTCGTATATGACAAAAGTGCTCATCGCATCACTCTTGTATAAACGCGTTTCATCATCTTGGTTTCTAATCATCAACTCATAAGCTTTGCCATAAATTGACAAATCTAATCCTAAAGATCTATTGTGCGACTCAACATCATTCAAATCATTGAACGCCTCAATAGCTTCTAATACATCTTTGTCATCATCTTGGTATTGAATAGGATTACCTAAGAAATAACCGTTAATGAAATCACTAATATAAGATGCGTAATCATGAGCTACACGATTGTCTGCCATGTACTCTTCTTTCCGTCGTGTCAATTCAACTAAGTTTTTAGTTTTACCTTCGTAATAATCACTTAACACTTTTAATCTAGGTCGTTGATAATCCATGTGATGTTCAATATATTTACTTACTTCATTAACGTTTTGCAACAAATCATCTTCTGTTCCGTCATATGTGTAAACAACATTAGCTTCATCGTTGTACAAATAATTCCTGTTTTCTCGTAAATCAGTATCTGTTTCAAATTCATTTACTTTTAACATGCGTTCCCTCCTATAATCCTAGAGATTTAATTACTTTTGTTTTACTTTCTGCATTCTTCTTGCGTTTTTTTAATTTAATATGGTATTTTTCAAGACTATATCTAAGCGCATCCATTAAATGATTGTTTTTATCTATAGGCTTGTTAATCCAATTACCTTCACTGTCTTGGTCAAAAGTATATGTGTTTAATTCTTCGATAGTATGTACGCAACTAGGGTGTACATACACTTTAAAACCTTGAATAAATTGGACGCCCTGCATTATGGTGTTCGCACCTTTTACTGAAGGTTTGATATTAGGTACACCTTTTCTACTTATTTCAGTTATCAACCTTTTTTCAGCGCTATCCGCAACTATATGTGCATCTTGATAACCTTTACGTTTAATCATATTTATAATGTCATCTGTCAACATGGCTTTTTCTGAGTGTTCGTCGTATATCCATAACTCTTTATTTTTTAAATCAACTACAGTGTTAATTAGAGTGGTAGGGTCAAATGTAAAACCAAAATCCATACCATGTGCAATTTCTTGTGTTCGTTTAAACTTCTCTCGCCAATCGAAATCAGTGACTTTAAAGTTATCGAACACAAGACCCTCAGCAACGCCCCAATCTCCATCACAGACGATTCTTGCACGTCTGGGATTCTTTATATACAAATCTTCGTATCGTTCAATATCGACTTTATCTAGCCATTCATTAACTCTATAAGTTGTGGTATCTGAGAAGGTATTGTTTAATTTTGTTTCTTCGTCAAAAAACGTAGATTTCAACCAATGTCTTTCCGACCACGGGTTAAAAGTAACTGTGATTTGTTTGAAGAAATCTGGACTATCATAGCTACCACGAATTGACTCAACAACAGTGCTAAACTTAGCGAATGTTTCTATTTGATAAGCCTCTTCAAACCAAGCCCAACACAAAATGCCAGTATCAACAGTAATCGATGTTATTTTCAATGGATCGTCTAAACCTCTAAACAGTATTTTTTGTCCAGTAGGTTTATACGTTATTTCCGGCAAACTTTCGTTGAATTTAAATAAGTGAGCAACGCCTAATTGGTTAGTTGCCCACTTTAAATCTGTATACGTTGATTGTTTGTTAGTGTTGCTAAATCGTCTGACTACAAGTATATTTGCCCAATCATATTTCATTATTCGATAAATGAAATTAATAGCGGTAGTTTTACTTTTCTTGCTACCCCTTGAACCTTTAACAACACGGTAAAAGTTTTTGTTGTGCCAAAACTTATTGTAGCCACCACCGATTTTATTTTTTAGATCAAGTATTTCATACATGACTAATCATCTTCCGGAATATTATCGACAAACATTGGTATTTTGTAGTCAACTTCTTGTTTGTCTGTAAATAGTTTATGGTGTCTGCCTAACATCTCTAAGGCTCGGTTTTGGTCGCTGATTTTAGGAGACTTAGAAACTAGTTGAATGTGTTCATCGTATACTAATTGCATTTTGCCAGTATCCGGATTCTCTTTATAGTCTCCAGTTTTTGTTACGACTGCTTCAACTTCTGAGTGTTCTCCTCTAGCTGTTCTAGTTAGCCTATACAACACTTCTTTACCCGACATGATATTCTCATCAAAGAGTTTCGTTTCAACCTCCTTGATATAATTTTGTATTTCAACATTCTTCAACATACGCTGTCCTTGTGAGTACGCAGTTTTTTCGCTATATCCAGCATGTATAGCTGACTTAGTAGCATTGCCATAACATTCAGTACCGGGTATTGTATATACTTCTGCAAACAAACGTTGCTTTTTAGTTAATTTGTTCATTTCATTTACCACCAACTCTCGCGCTATACGCTTTTTAAAATTAAAAAAGGGATTGGCTATAATCAGCCAACCCACATAGATCCTTTATTCCTAATTGCGATAAGGGAAACGCAGTAAGATAGTCAATATCTTACGCTATCATATTAACACCGAAAGTGACGTTATTTTTCCAGACTTTTTCCAAACTTAATGTATTATACCTAATTCATCCGCTAATCTAACTAGTATGTCCTTCCTCATATCATAAGCCGTAGATTTACTTACGTTTATTTCTTGTGCCACACCAGTTAGATTTAACGTTCTAGGTTTTTTGAAATAATAAAGTTCCATAAGTTTTTGAGTCTCTACAGTGCTATGATTATACACAACTTCTATAGCCGACTTCATTCTAGCTAATTGCGATAATCTTCTATCATTAACAACTCTAATAGCTTTTATTTCAGTTACACTTACATTGCTTTGCACCCTATCTCCACCGATATTAGTATCTTGTTGACTCCACGGGTTTAAAACTTCATCTCTTACACGCGCTATATCTTTATCGAAGTAGTTGTAATTGCTTAATTCACTTTCTAAATATCTTTGCGTTGATTTTCTCAAACTCATTCGTTTAACCCCCGTTAATCTTCAAAATGTCTCAATCTACTTCTTAATATTTCTATCTCTCGCTCTTTAACTTTTACATCGCCTTTTAACTGTTCAGCTTGTAACATCACACCAAACAATAAAATGACTAATAATATAATTGCTATGATTAACCACATCATCTACTCTGACACCTCCGCCCTCATCAAATCAGACCGATCGCTCCACTTTGCGAAGTAACTCGGCGCCTCTACATCATCATTAGCCGTCATCATAATATATACTTGCTCTGTTACATACTTACCTAGCTCATACATTGCTAATAAGAATAATAGTCTTAGTATTTGTTTAACCATTATTGTCATCTCCTGTATCAATTAAGGTAGACACTTGTCTTAACATATTCTTTAATTGATGTTCATTTAGACTAGCCATCATAGGACTATAAAATCCGCTGCCTTCATCATTAACAGCTTTGATAAAATAATCTTCAATCTTAGCTTTTTCTTCTGGTGTTCCATTTTTATACGTCTTGAATACTTCAGTATATTTTTCTGGTAACTTCATTTTAGGCATATTAAACATCGTCTGCCTCCTCAACACTAATCCCAACTATATAACCTTCGTTCAATACAAGTTCTCTGTCATAATCTTTTTCTATCGTTAAATAGTCATCATCATTTCTAAA